CGCCGCCGCAAGCAGGCCGATGCAGTCGAGCCCGGTCGCGGGATCGCGGCCGTGGAGGCGGAAGCGAATGCCGACGAGCGCCTCGGCTCTGCGTGCGAGTTCAGCCCCGGTCATTGCACGGGCGACGGATAGCGGGCGACCATATCGTTCCCCGGCAGGAAAGGCTCGCCCTGGAAGTTCACCGCATTGCCGAAGCGCGTGGCGCAGGTGTCGAGCGTGCGGTCGCAGCCTTCGATCACCGTCGCGCGCAGGCCGGGTGCGAGCGTGGCGGCGAGCGCCGTGTCGAGCGTCAGCGTCGCGCCGCTGCCGGCCAGCACGCCCATCGCCCGACCCGCGTGCGGCCCGTCGACCCAGCGCAGGGTGCCGCTCTCAAGCAGCTCGCCGGCAGCCGCACAGACGACGGTGACGGTGTTCGCCTCGGCATCGTGCGCGGTCAGCACCGCCTCGTGCGTGAACTTCGCCGCCGAGAGCATGCAGCCCGGCCCGCAGAATTCCGCGCGGCACGAAGGCGAGGTCCGCGGGATCGGATCGACCAGCAGCTCGGCCTTGCGTGAGAGCAATTCGGCGGTGAAGCGTCCGGCTTCCCCACTGACCGCGCCGATCGTGCCGGCGTAGATCACCTCGCTCTCCAGGCTTTCCCAGTCGACCAGCCCGACCAGAACCCGCGCGCCGTCGAAGCGCCCTTCGGCGAGATCGGCGGCCGCAATCGAATCGTGGCTCAGCGCCCCCGCCACTTCGGCGCTGTCGGGCTCGAACCCTGCGGAGCGGCGGATCGCCGAGGGCGCCATGCCGGGCGAGGCGCGGTGGATCACGCCGCCGAACGCGAGATCGCGATCGTGCGCGGTGAAGCCCAGCGTCACCCCGTCGCGCCGCTCGACGCGCCAGAACGTGGCGGCGGTCTCCAGCTCTTGCGCGAACCAGATCATGCCGCCTCGCGCAGTTCGACGACGGGCACCGACGGCGCCTCGCCCGCGGCGAAGGCGGCGCCCGAGATGTCGAGCCGGTCCTCGGCGAAGCGCACCGGCACGTCGAACAGGAAGCCGGCACGGATCGCGGTGTCGACGGGCGGCGCGGCGGCGAAGGTGATCACACCGAGATCATCCAGGCTCCAGCCAGCCGCCGGCGCGCCGTCCACGCTGACTTCGATCGAGGCCTCGACCGGCCGGGTGATCCGGCGCACCTGCGCTTCCCCGTCGCCATAGCGCTTCACCAGTGGGAAGCGCGTGCGCAGCCCGTCGCCGGCCCCGAGATACTGGTCGATCGCGGTCGGCGCGCCGCTCATGCCGTGCGAGCTGAAATCGTAGGGATCGCGCAGCCGGAATCCACGCGCCGCGCCGCGGCGGGCGCGGAAGAAGCCGATCAGCTCGCCGAGTTCGGCTTCGGAGCGGATGCCGGGCCCAACATCGAAGCGCAGCCGCGCGTCGGACCACAGGCTGTTGCGTCGCTCGAAGCCCGATGCGGTGACCGCGACGGAGGTCGAGAACTCGGGCGCCACGCCCGCGTCGAGCCCAAGCGGTAGCGGATAGGCGATGTCGTCGAAGGCCTGCACGTCATCCTCCTGTGTTCGCGGAAGCCGGACGTAACCGTCACGGCAGATCTGCGGGGCGGCCCAGACGAAGACCTCGTGGGCGTTTCGCGTGAGCGCTTCGTCCACGCCGCGATCTATCCGCGGCCAGAGCGCCTGCCGGTCCGCGCCGTTCAGGACGAAGCCGGCGAGGTAGTCCTGCTCTTGCGGCGGATAGCCGAGCCGGTCGTTCATCAGCGCGTAGCCCGCGCGACGGCGGGCATCTGCGCCGGCGGTGAGCCAGTCGTAGTCCTCCACCTGCAGCCGGTCGAAGGCGGGCGTGGCCCAGCCCAGTGGCAGGTTCGCGCGCCGCGCTTCGGGCATGGCCGGATCGAGCACGGTCGGCAGGAAAGTCAGTAGCAGCGCTTCGAGGCTGTCCGGAGCGGCCGCGCCGCGCGCCGCGACGACCAGCGCGGCCGTGGAATCCGAGAGCAGCGCGCCGGCCGCGTCGAGCAACGCCTTCTGCGCGGCGTCGAGTGACGCACGCAGGTCGGCGATCTCGACCGGGCTACCCCCGAAAGCCGCTCGGGCCGCGTCGTCGTAAAGGCAGGGGCGGCCGTCGGCCATCGTCCACCACCACGGCTCGCCCACCTGGAAGCGCAGCGGCGCTTGGGCATCCTTCATCAGCGCGACGAATTCCGCGGCGACCGACTGCAGCCACGCCATCGCCGCGTCGTTCGCCGGCGACAGCAAGGCGGATGGCGGGTCCCAGCCGGTGCGCGCAGGGTCGCCGTTAGAGGCGCGCTGCTGCCAGTCGGCCGGGCAGTGCAGGGCCAGCAATTCGTAGGACAACGAGGCAATCGGCGAATATCCGCGAGCCTGGCACTCGGCAAAGAAAGCGGCATGCCAGGCTCGCGCCGGGGTGCAGAGCGGATCGCCGCTGCCGGGGACCAGATAGTCGTCGCCGTCCGCTTCGAGCCGCATGTAATGGCTCATGCCGACGTAGTGCAGCACCGACCCGCGATAGCCGAGCCCGCGCAGATTGCGCAGCACCCGCGCCGGGGTCTGCGTGCCGCAGTCGTCGAAGGCCGTCGCGGCGGCGAGGCCGTGCGGCGGCACCAGCACATCGCCGATCTCGAGCAGCGGGCGCTGGCCGGTGCAGGCGATCTCGGACATTTCGATCCAGCCCTCGGCCGGTTCGGCTAGCGGCTCGGCGCTGCCCGCGACGAAGCCCGGCGCCACCATCGAGATAAACAGCCGATCGATGTCGGCCGGATGGACGGGATCGGCCTCAGCGGGGTGGACGAACCCGCCGGCCAGATCGGCGAAGTTCAGCACGATCCGCGCGTCCTCGGGCGTGCCCTCGGCGTAGTTCCACAGCCGGACATACCAGGCGCGGGGATCGCCGGCGGCATCGCGGCCCTCGACCGTCAGCGTCGGGCCATTGGCCGCGTCGAGCGCGATGATCCCGGCCGATCGCCAGCGGAACGACAGCCTGGTGCGCGAATAGTCGCGGTCGGTCGCATAGGCGAGCAGCGGGTGGTCGAGGCTGTCCCGGCTCTCCCAGATCAGCCCGGCGAGATCGCCTTCGCGCAGGAACGCCGCATCGACCCGCAGTGCGTCGGGCCCGGTGGTGACGACCGAGACCATCGAGGGGCGCGGGAAGTTGACCGTCCAGAACCGCGGATCGAACCGCTGGATCCAGGAGCTGTCCTGTCCATTGCGTTGGTCGGCGAGCCAGAAGGGCATATCTTCTCCTTTTCCCCTCCTCTTCAGGGGAGGGGCTTTCGGTCGTTCAATATTGCGAAAGCGCCCGCCGCACCGCGCTCGCCACTTGCCGGCTCGATCGCTGCAAGGCCTGCGGCGCGCTCCCGCTGGCCGGCGCGGCGACCTGGATCGCCACGCGCACTTCGCGCGGTCGCGCGGTTTGGGGCTCGACCCGCCCGGCCGAAGTCGGCACGAACAGCTCGGGCCCGCGCTCGCCGACCAGATAGCCGCGCCCTGGCGAGACCGGCCCGCCCGTCGCACGGCCGGGTAGGCCCAGGACCGCGCCGAGAATGCCGCCGAGATCGCCGCCGCCGCCCTTGCCGCCGAGGCCGCCTATGGCGCCGATCAGCGTGTGCAGCGACTGCGCGGCGATGTCGGCCAGCACCGAGAGCGCGATGCGCTTGAGATCCTCGAAGCCGAAGCTGCCGCGCAGGATCGCTTGCCGCAGCCCGCGTTCGAGCACCTGCCCGGCGCGTTCGAAGCCTTCGGTGATGGTCGTGTCGCAGATGGTCCGCATCTCGCGCATGTCCTGCGCGAAGCCCTGGGTGCCGGCGCGCACTTGGACCAGCAGGCTTTCGATCTCATCATCCATTTTCGTCGAACTCCATCAGGCGGTCGAGACCGGCGCGATCCAGAGGTGCGGCGCCGTCGTGCGGGATCAGCGCGGCGATCAGCTCGGCCGGGGTGGCGGCCCAGAACTCGGCAGGCGGCCAGCCGAGCGCGCGGGCCGCGAGGCCCGAGAGCCGCAGCGCGAGCGCGCCGAAGCTCACGGACTCCCCTGCAATATCTGGCCGAGCAGCGCGCGCAGCGGCTTGGCGCAGGCGGCGAGGCCCTGGGCGATCACCGCCTCGCCGACTTCCTCGCGCGTCAGGCCGCGATCGGCGAGACAGTGCCAGAACAGCGCCGCCATCTCGGCGAGGCGGAGCTGGCCCGATCCCGCACGCTCGACCAGGGCGAACAGCGGGCCGAGTTCTTCTTCGACCGCGACCAGCGCGGTGAAGCTGGGGCGCAGCAAACGCTCGACGCCGGCGACGGACAGCGAGGTTTCGCCGCGGTGCGGGTTGCTCATGCCGGCGTCACCTCGCCCGAGCTTTCGAGGGCGAGCGTGTAATTGCGCTCGCCGTTGAAATCGCCGGCGTAGTCGAGCCGCTGGAGCAGAAAGCGACCGCGCAGTTTTTCGCCGTCCTCGAAGCTGAGTTCGTAGTCGTCGAGCGTGCCGGCCATCGCGTTGGCGCGCAGCTTGGCTTCGGCCGCGGAGCCGAGGAAGATTCCAGCCGCGGAGACCGACACCGCCCGCACTCCCGCGCCCGACAGCAGCTCGCGCCAGCCGCCCGAGCCCTTGTTGGTGACGACGACGCTGTCGCCGGTGATCGACATCTGCGTCGTGCGCAGCCCGGCGACGGTCTGGTAAACGGCCGGTGTCGCACCGTTCGAGATCTTGAGAAGGAAGGCGCTGCCTTTCTGGGCGGTCATGGTTCTATCTCCGTGTTGGCGAGAAGGCGGAAGCGGTATTCGAGCAGGATCACGCGGCGGCTCTCGCCGCGCTGCTCGGCGCGGGCGCGGAGGAACTGGATCGTTGCGATTTGGTAGTCGGATTGCGTGCGCGGCAGGCTTTCTATCCGTTGCTCGATCGCTGAGACCAGCGCGCCGGCGGCGTCGGGCGTGTCGCCGCGGCAATGCAGCTCGAGCGCGACACGGACTTCACGGCCGAGGTGGCTCTTGCAGCTCCAGTCGCTGGACGCCGAGGCCGCGACCGCCAGCCAGGGCAGGGCGGTTCTGGACGGCGCTTCCTCGGCCACGGCGTTGAGCGTGTCGGACAGGCCGTCCGCCAGCCAGGCGATCAGCGCGGCGCGTAGGGCTATCTCCATGGGTTGCCTCCGGTGAACAGGGGCCACAGCAGCCGGGCGCTGCGCCAGCGCTGGCGGGTATGGCGGCGGGCGATGCGCGCCTTGGCAAGCGCTTCGGCCTTGGCGGCCAGACGCTGGGCGAGCGCGTCGAAATCGGTCTTGGCCCAAATCCTGTCGGTATTCATGCGACGCGCAGCCTCCGCCAGCGCCGCCACAGCGCCGCGACGGCGGCGGGCGGCAGCGGCGATGCGGAAGGCAGATCGCGCTCGCGGTGCTGGTGCGCGGCCAGGCGCAGCAGGCCGTGGCGGATCGGTTCGGGCAGGCCCTCCCAGTCGGCCGCCAGTCCGGCGGTGAAGCGCACGGCTACCCGGCCCGCTATGGTGGGTTGCGTCACGCGGACCCGGCCCGAGCCGTCAGCGTCGAGCTCCACCGCATAGGCTTCGGCGACAAGCGTGATCCGGGGGCCCTCGGCGGGGATGCCCTGGACCTGCACGATCGCTTGGATCGGCCGCACCGACAGCGTCTGCCAGAGCGGCGCGACAGGCAGCACTTCCTCGCACGTCGCCGCGATCGGCATCAGCCCGGTGAAGGCCTCGCAGACCTCCAGCGCCGCGCGCAGCAGCGCAGCGAGTTCCGCGTCGTCCTGCGCAGTCGAGATGCCAAGCCAGTGCTTGAGCTCGGCGAGCGCCGCCGGGGGAAGCACGGCGGGCGTGACGATCTGCCGCTTCATGCGCGGGTCTCCTGTGATGTGGGGAAGGAGGCCCCTCCCCGCGAGAGGGAGGGGCCGGGCGATCAGGCCGCGATCTTCAGCAGCTTGATCGCGTCGCTATCGAGCACCTGCCCGCCGATCCGCTTCGTCGCGTAGAAGTGGACGAAAGGCTTGTTGGTGAACGGATCGCGCAGGATCGAGGTCGCGTTGCGCTCGGCGATCAGGTAGCCGGCCTGGAAGTTGCCGAAGGCGATCGGGAAGGCGTTGGCGGCGACGTCGGGCATGTCCTCGGCCTCGACCACCGGGTAACCGAGCAGGCGGTTCGGCTGGCCGTCCATGATCCCCGGCTGCCAGAGGAACGAGCCGTCGGCCGCCTTGAGCTTGCGCACCTGCGCCAGCGTCGCCGAATTCATCACCCAGCTCGCGCCCTGACGGTGCCCGGCCTTGAGCGCGTGGATCAGGTCGATCAGCACCAGTTCGGGCGCGCCGCCCAGCGTGGCGGCATTGCCGCTGCCGATGAACTGCAGCGTGCCAAAAGTCCGCGCGGCGTCGTTGGCGGTCGAGGCCGGCGCGCCGAGGAAGCCCTTGGGCTGGTTGGCGCCGCTGCCGCTGACGAAGGCCGCGCCCTCGGCACGGGCGAACTCCATCGCGATCTCGCTGGCCAGCCAGGATTCCAGGTCGAAGCCGGCGTCGTCGAGCATAGCCTGGCTCGCCGCCGGATTGGCGTAGAGTTCGCCCGAGGGCGGGGCGATCTCGGCGAAGTTGGGCGTCGACGTCTCGGGCCGCGCCGCGGTCTCGCTGACCCAGCCCGAGGCCGTGCCGGTGGTGGTGATCAGCTTGCGATAACCGGCGCTGCCGGTCTGCACGACTTGGGCGATCGCACGGATCGGGCTGATCTTCTTGAGCCGCGCGGCGATCGCCGCATCCAGCTCGCGCGGCACGGCATAGCCGCCGTCGCCGGGCACCGCGCCCGTGATCGACTTGATTTCGCCGGTGCGGCCCTGGCGCAGGTAGCCATCGACGAAGCCCTTGACCTCGGGGCTGCTCTCTTCGCCGCTCAGCGCCGGACGCGCGGCGCGGGAGACGCGTTCGAGCCGGCTCTTCACCTCGTCGACGTCCGAGCGCAGCGCGCCCAGCGCCTCGTCGGCGGCGTCGGCCCGCGCGACGAGATCGAACGACGCGTCGAACGCTTCGGTAGGGATGGGATTGTCCATATGCATTGGCCTTTCGGTTGGGGAGTTCACGCGATCAGATGCACCCGCGCGCGGTGCTGCATGGGATGGGTGACGAGGCTGACTTCGAGCAGATCGATGTCGAGTAGCTCGCGGCCGTCTCGGTCCGGGCGGAAGGCGCGGGCGCGGTAGCCGAACGAGAGGCCCGAGACCTTGCCCTGCCTGAGCGCCGCGGCCGCCCCGCCGGCGGGATTGTCGATCCCGGCGACCACGCGCAGCCCGCGCGCATCCTCGACCAAGGTCTCGACCCAACCGATGCGGGTGTCGGGGCGGTGCTGCCAGTAGAGCGGGATCGGCTGCTCGCGTTCGGCCAGGCTGCGGGCGAAAGCGCCCGGCCGGATCGTGTCGCGCCCGGCGTCGCGGCGACCGAACAGCGCGGCGTAGCCTGCCAATCTCAGTTTATCCGGTCTCACCGCAGCAGCTCCGTGACGCCGGTGCGCCAGGCGATGGCCACCAGCAGCACCGCCAGCACGCAGCGCACCGACCAGTCGACCACGGCTTTCCAGGCCGAGGCCTTGGCGTCGCGCCAGGCGGCGAGGAGCTGGCGCAGCTCGATCAGGTCGCGCTGGGCGTTGCCGTCGTCGAGCCCGAGCCGGGCGAGCATCCGCTGCGCGCCGGCTTCGCTGGCGTCCGCGATCAGCGCGCGGAGTTGATCTTCGTTCATGAAATGTTCTCCATTTGCGTAAGGCCCAGCAGTGCGCGCTTTTCCTGCGGCGAGAGGAAATCGGCCGCGCCGACCTGCGCCCACAGGCGCTCGCGATCCTCGGCGAGCGCGGGCACGCGATCGAGATCGACGGTAAGGCTCGCTTTCGGAAACCACGTCGCCAGTCCCTCGGCCAAGGCGCCCAGGATCTTGCCCGCCAGCGGCAGCAGGGTCAGCCGCCACAGCGCGCGATTGGCCTCGCGATAGTTGGCATAGGTCGCGTCGCCGGGCAGACCGAGCAGCATTGGCGGCACCCCGAAGGCCAGCGCCACATCGCGCGCGGCGGCTGCCTTGAGCGTGGCGAAATCCATGTCGGCCGGCGACAGGCTCAGGCTCTGCCAGCGTAGTCCGCCTTCGAGCACCATCGGGCGTCCGGCGTTGGCGCTGCCGGCGAAGGCTTGGCTCAGCTCGGCCTTGAGCCGGTCGAACTGGTCGGCGGTCAGCCCGCCCCCGACCCCGTCGCCGCTGTCATAGACCAGCGCGCCCGAGGGCCGCGCCGCGTTCTCCAGCAGCACGCGGTTCCATTCCGCCGCGGCGTTGTGCGTGGCGATCGCCTGGTCGGCGGCCGAGAGGCACCCCGCGCCATAGTGGTCGTCGGCCGGATGGAAATGACGGATGTGGACGAGATTGGGAGAGGCGTCCTCGTCGAGCAACGGCATGGTCAGCGCCTGCCCGCCGACGCGGTAGGTGAAACCGGTCGGCCAGCCGTCCTGGCTGGCGACCACCTGCATGCGTTCGGGCCGCAGCGCGAACAACTCGACCGGTCGGCCGCTGGCATCCTTGATGAGCTGGGCGTAGGCGTTGCCGTGGAGCAGCAATTGCGAAGCCAGCGTTTCCAGCAGCGATTGTCCGGCCGAGGTCGCCGAAACCAGCGCGGCGAGCTTCGGATCGCCCGCGACCAGCGGCGCGCCGCCGATCCCCTCGGCCACCAGACGCACCGCGCGCTGGGCCACGGGGTTGTCGAGATAGGCGCGCTTGACCGCGCTGGAATATTCGAACGGCGCGCGGGCGCCGGCGGTGTCGTAGCCTATCGCGGCGAAGGACCACGGCGAGGTGAAACTCCGCGCCAGGGGAACGCGGCTGTCCGCGCCCTTGAACGCCGCGGCCAGCCGCTGAACAAGGGGGGTCTTGAGGAAGGACATCGTAAGCCTTTCGGAGAAAAACTTTCTCGCGTGTGGGAGGGAGAAGATGAAAAGGGTTCACGCGGAGACGCAGAGGAAACAGAGAGACGCAGAGAGAGATCGGTTCGAGCCGAAGGCTCGCTTCTCATGCCGACTTCGTGGTCCGCTGAACGCTTGATCGACAGGGCTGCTTCGCCGCAAACCCGGCATCCCTGCGTCTCTCTTTTTCCTCTGCGTCTCTGCGTGAAACCCTTCGAGCGCGGCTTCGCCGCCGTTAAGCCAGCATCACCCGCGGTACCGCGGCGCGCTGCAGCATCAGTTCGGTCATCGCCCAGACCAGCGCATCGGCGCGATCCGGCGACCGCCCCGGCCCTTCGTAACCCCCGCCGGCGAGCAAGCCGCAGAGTTCGTCCTCCAGCGCCGGGAAGCAGCCCGCATGCCGCACCCGCCCGGCCTCGTAGAGCGCCGCGACCGGTTCGGCCCGCGCCGCCTTGCCACGGCTGGCGTGGACCAGCCTGAGCGGCAGCGCGAGTTCGGCCGCGCGCAGCACGCTTTCGACCATGGCTCCGCCCTGGTTCGCCTCGGCGACGACGCGGTCGGCCTTCCAGGCCCGCGCCGCCCCCGCGACGGCGCGGGCCCAGCGTTCGGGGCTCGGTTTCGCCACCGAAGCATCGGCCAGCACCCGCGCCACGCCGTCCTCGCCCAGAGCGCAGACGGCGATCCCGCAAGCGTCGCCCTCGGCCGAGGCCGGCGGATCGACGCCGATCACCACCCGCGCCGCCGGCGAGCTTGCCGCCGCCTCGCGGCATTCCTCGAGCAACGCCCGCGTCCACAGCGCGCCCGGCAGGTCCTCGATCAGCTCGCCATAAAGCTCTTGCCTGGCCAGCAGGCTCCGGCCGTACTGGCGCTTCACCGCGCGGACGAAGCCGGGCGGCAGGTGGTCCGCATTGTCGAAAGTCACACCGCGTGTCGTGCAGACGTCTTCGTCAGCCATCAGCTGGCGGACGATGCCGACGGCGCGTGGCGTCGTCGTCGCCACGGCGCGCGGATCGCGGCCCAGCCGCAGTCCCAGCATCAGGTTGTCCCAGGCCGCTTCGGCGTCGACGCCCCATTTGGCCACCTCGTCGCACCAGGCATGGCTGTGCTGCGGGCCGCGCAACGATTCCGGCTCGCCCGCCGAATAAAGCGTGGCCTGCGCGCCCGAGGCCCATGTCACCAGCCGTCGGGACGGCTCGAACTTCGGCCGTTTTCCCCGGGGAGAAATCGCCAGAAGTCCGCTTTCGCCTTCGACCATCACCGCGCGCGCTTCGCCCAGTGTCGCGGCGACCAGGGCGATCCGCGCCGCCGGATCGTTTTCCGCGATTGCCCGCACCCATTCTGCGCCTGCCCGCGTCTTGCCGAAACCGCGCCCGGCCATGATCAGCCAGCGTTGCCAGTCACCTTCGGGCGCGCGCTGCCCCGGGTGTACCCAGAGCTGCCAATGGGTGCGTATCGATTGGCGCTGCCGCTTGTTCAGGCGGGCCAGCTCGGCCTTGCGCTCCTTGTCGGGAAGCGCGAGCAGGTATTCGAGGTCAATCGCCGGCATTGGTGTCTTCCGACTGGTCCGTCAGCAGGATGGCGGCGTTCGCCGCCCGTCGTTCGCGCATGTCGCGGAACAGTGCGTCGATCGAATCGAGTGTTGCTTGTTCGTCGTCGTTGTCGCGCAGCGCGCGACCGCGCTCCGCATTGGCGCGGTGCTGGGCGAGCAGGCGGATCGCCGCGACGTTGTCGTGCCTTACACTGCCCGGATCGCGACTTTCTCCGGTGCGTAGCCGGCAGAGCAGCTCCATTTCCAGGTTATCGTACCCTTCGCTCAGCGCCTTCAGCCAAGCGATGGCGAATTCGGGATCGTTGCGCCGCGTCTTGTAGATGTGGCTCTTGCTGATGAGCACCCGCTGCTGCGCCAGCGTGACGTTCGAGGTTTCCGCCAGCCGTTCAAGGAATAGCCGCTGCCAAGTTTCGACCGTGCGTCGCTTCTGCGTGGGCGAAAGGTATTCCGTCGTTTCGATGATGCCGTCGAATTCGTCGTCCAT